TTTTGAGAATGATACATGATCACCGTATAAAATATGTCTAAAATAAAAGTTATCTGTATTAGTCATATTCTCTCTATAATACCAAGGAAGATCAAATTCAGGCGACATTAGCTGTGCTTGAATATGTAAGAATTGTTCTTCTTCTAAAAAATTTTCTATTATTTCGTAATCCATTATTTTTGCAATCTCAGCTTATTTATAACCTCAATTACATGTTTTTCATACTCTTTATTTGTAGAAAAGTTATCTAAAGTTTTAGCCATTAAAATAGGATCTTTATTTAATGTTATTTCTCTAACTTTTCTAAATTCAGCGTATGCTCTTTTTGTATTTAGAATTTCAATATAATACTTAACAGATTCACATTTGTTTTTAAAGACTCTTACTCGCCAATCAATAGTATCTGGTTGTTTATGTGGTAACATTCCGTCTTTTGACCACACTCGTATACCAAACAGATTATGCCCCTCGCGCGCGAACCTTGATGTTCCATAGTTAGACTCAACTATAGCTTGTGCAATGATAAGTTCTGTATTTACTCTTTGGCGTTTCGGGATGTTAAAATTAAGATAATTGATGCAGTGGGTAAGGGAAGTGACGAATTCTTTATTGTTTGAGTACTCAAACCTCGGTATTCCAAACCCGAGTTTCACGGCCCAGTTAACCGTCTCGGTCTGGACCTTCCTCTTGGCGACTGGATTTGGGAAAAATGTACCTAATGCAAATGCTGCTAGAGCTACTATCAAATATTTTATTATTATATTCTTTATTGTCATAACATTTACATTGATTTGAAAGGCAGCATCCAACTGCTAGGTTGTTAATACAATTAATCTTGCTTAACTTCTTTAATTCTTTTAATGCCATGTTTATCTACTTCTACAACGGCTTTTACTTCTTTACAGCTCCATGAAGTAACATTAGAGTTACCATCACGTTCTACTTTTCTTTTTTGTTCCAAACATTCTGCAATAGTAGCTTTAGGAGAATATCCTTCTAATTTACCATTCATATACATTAATAATGCAAACACAGCTTCTATCATTATTTACCTCTAACTGCATCTAATTCTTTTTCTAATTTATCTACTTTCTTTTCTAATTGAGATATTAATACTTTAGTATGAACATTTTCTTCTAATTGTTTTGTATGTTTCTCTATTGTTTTTGCTTGATACTCAATTAACATAAATAATTCTTGATTCTTTGGAGTTTGATCTGCTTTTTTAAGAAGATCTTGAGCCATTAACTTCTCATTAGTTTCTAATCTATTTAATCTTTCAACAATACCAAAATAAGTCCATACTGCTACAACAATAGCAGATACGATAGCAACTATATTTTTAATAGGTAATGCTATGTTTGTTTGATCACTTAATTTAAATTCACTACTCATTTATTTTTTCTCCTTGTCTATTATATCATAAAAAAATTTATCTGTGTCATCTGTTACAAATTTTTTATTTTCAACATTCCATTCTGTAGTTTGCACTTTATAATCTGGTACAGATGATGAAGTAGTAAAGCTAGGGATATCCCACAAAATGCGATTATTAGGTTGAGCTGCAAAATTACCGTTATCAAGAGCCAAAATGTGTGCACACTTATGTTGATCAGGAATTTCGGAATGTTCAGTATCAAGGATATTACTTTCTGGATGTGCCCAATCCACAGTGAATAAATATTGTCCATGATAAAGTTTTTTATTTTTACCTAAATATTTACAACGTTGTCCTACTAAAAAATCAAAAGTAGTAACACTAGGATAATAACTAAATGAATTCCATAACTGAAGATCTTCGAGATCTTGATGTTCCACGTCTCGTTGATACAAAGTACTGCCGTTTCCTCTTTGAAGAAAAGCAGAGATAGGAAGTCTCCAATAGATTGCGCCGTTCGTAAGTAAGCAATGAAACAAGAGTGCACGGCCGCTAATGCTCCCCAAACCAAATACCACACAGTCTTCAGTTTCGCCTTGATGTTCTCGTAAGTCATATAAGTATTCCTTTCTTATTTTACAATAAATCGGTGGTATGTTAGCATTTAAATAAGACATTGCAAGTTAACATTTCCATCGTCTTCTAGCCTGTCTTAATCTTGAATTTGGATCTTTTGCTGCATTTGGAAACATTTTCATTTGTCCTGCAGATCTAGCACAATATGATTTTCTTCTTGCAGATCTTTTTGGTCCTGGATTATCTTCTGTTACTGCTGTAGATAATTTAGAACCTGGATTCATTCTTCTGTAAGCTTTAACACCAGCTTGTGTCATTCCAGCACCAGATTTTGTAGATCTAAAATTTTTTTTATTTCTAGCTGGCATTCCACCTTTTTCATAGCCAACCATCATTCCAAGATTAGCCATTAATATTTTTGAATTTCTATTTTTATCTGATTCTTCTGCTTCTTCTTCGTCTTCTGAAATATTTATCTGTCTTGGTTTAACTCTTAAACCAGTTTGATTTTTTAAATTATATAGATCTTGTTGCCAGTCTGCTATCGTACCTGTTTTTACAATAGGCATTGTATTATTTGTCTATGAACAACGTAATGTTTAAAGCGCTTGTATTACCTGTAACACCGATACCATCAACGATACCAGTACCATTTCTTTCAGCATATAAAACACCATCTTCTGGTATGTTTAAAGTTTCTGTTTGGCCTGCACCAACATTTACTACTATATAAACTTGTGTGTTAGTTGAAGAACTTACAGTTGTTGCATTTGCTAATCCGTTAATGATTGCAGTTCCAGCAACACCTGTTGATTGAACCATAAATCCTCTTAATCTTGTTGGACCTGTAAACAAAACTTTATTTGCTTCAGCGCTTGAGCATATGACTGGTTTTACATCTGATTTCATAAATTAATTCTACCTTAAAAATACAGGGGCGTAAATACGCCCCTGTATATTGATTTCCTTATACTCCTGGAGATCCGAAGATTCCTCTAGCATCAGACCAACCGAAGCTGTATCTTTCTCTAGCTTTGAATCTAACGTTACCAGTGTCGAAGTCTCCTTCAATCGCAGTTTTAATTGGCGATCTTACGAAGTGCTTCAAACCATTTGGAGCATCAGTAATAATGAAGTATGCATCCGTGTCAGTTAAGAAGTGATTAACTCTGTAACCTTGTGGAATCATACCCATATTTAACATTGCATTGATATCGTTTTTAGCAAATGTGCCATCTCCGGTACCACCTACAGTTGTTGATAAAGGAGTTTTAAGTACTCTCTCAGCAGTAAATTGTAATTCTTTTGGAATAATCAATTTAACTCCTTGTAGAGCAACTTTTAAGCCTCTCTCATCTACAAATGCAGCAATATCAATTAATGATTGCTCAAGTGATGTTTCTGACAAATCAGCAGCAGTAGAAAGTTCATTTCTGAAAGTTCCACCATTAGCTAATGGGTGAGCAGTTGAACATAATTCAACTCCGTCACCACCTGTGTAGTTACTGTTAAAAGCATTGTTTAAAATGTCTGCCGCAATCTGTTGTTTAGTTTGTGACATAGATCTTGCTAATGCTCTTGTGTATCTAGACGCAAGTCTGTCGTAAAGGTTATCTTCAATAGCCTCTTCAGTAATAGCAAATGCTAATGCATAAGTATTATGAGTGTATCTTGAAGTATACGCTTCTGTAGCATCGTCAAACACTACTGGTGCACCTTCACTTTTAGCTGCTGCGCTTGCGAAACCTGACAACATTACTTCTTCTTCGAATGCTCGATCAGAAGTTTCTGTTGCGAAGATTTCCGCATGCTCATTGTCGTATCTATTGTATTCCAGGCCGAATAGTGCATTCAATCCTGGCTCTAGTTCTTTGACTAGCTGCGAACGTGATATAGCCATATTTTATTCTCCTATTATAGACCTGTGCCACCTTGACGATAGAAGTGGTTGTTAATTCTAACAAGTACTCCTACATTCGAAGCGGTTAAATCACTGTTAAATGGATCTTGAGTGATATCAATTGCTTGAACCACAAAAGTTCCTGTAGTACCAGATGCAGACACATTCAATTGTGCAAAAGAAATACCTGTCTTTGTACTACCTGTTGTATTAGTTATGGAATAGTTTTGAAACAAATCCGCAACTGCAAAAGAAGCATTTGATTTAATTTCATAAACTGTATCTGGACCATCAACAACCATAGCGATTATATCGCTAGCGTTGACTGTTCCTGGATAGAAGTTACTGAAAGTAGGCTTCTGAGTTGTTGGATCTGTATAAAAACAACCATTAAAAACACCCACAACCGCATTCGAAGTGCCTGCACTAGCTCTTTCGATATTACCACCAGTAACTGGAATAACCAGATCCCCTTGGTAAATCGCAGTGCCATAGTTTGCTGCAATTCTGTAACGGTTTTGAGCATTAATAAATGGGCTTCCGTTTAATTGTCTAACTGGTCTTAGACCATATTTTTCAATTACGTTTGCCATAGTTTATTTTCTCCTAGTTTTAGTTTTTATACAGTGGTCGACTTTTGTCAAAAAATTATGACTTACGTCCACCACCAAAAGTTACGCGAGATTGTCTATTAATATTAATAGGCATCTCCGGTCGTTGTTCCTTCATGAGATCATTGTCTATCGCGTTTAATCTATCTCGAGTAATTCCTTTGAAGTACTCAGCGCGAGACTTTGCAATCTCTTCCGGTATCCTTGCCAACACAAGGCCAGCAACCCCGATCAACCCTGCGTATCTGCCGTCATGGATGACTGGATAACTGTGTTCACCGATTCGATTTTTAATCTCTTCAGCTCTCACAAATTCCCAACCTTCTCTCATTTTCTTCGATACATTAGCTGTATCTTGAAAACCCATTGACTCGACTCTGATCCATCTATGGACAAAGCCTTCTGGCGCAGGTGGTGCATCCAGAGATGATGGTGGCGTCCAAGGTTTATTCCTTGTTTGTTTTACTTCTTCAGACGCGCGTGAAGTTCTTTTATTTTTA